ACCTGCTATCTCTTCTGTGTTTCTTACAAGAAAAGTCCAGCACTCGTCGGACTTATCAAGCCCATACTGTAGTGCTTCACGGGTACTGCCATGTGAGGCTAACACTTCTTCAGCATCTTCTCGCCTTAAGTTATGCTCTAAGTAGTCTATATCTGATTGTGTGCTAGCTCTCACATGTACCTTCACTACATTCTCCTAGAACGTAATACATAGAAACCTTCCCACTCTGCCGATTGGAACTGGCAGGGAAGATGACTGTCGCTTTCTAATCTAACCTTTGTTTCCCCTGCGTGGCCAATAACACCAAAGCGGTATGTGCCACTATCAATAGCTGCCTTGTTAAGTACGTTAGCAGCGCCTCCTACAATCCGTCCAGTAAAGTAACGAATGTAGGGTGTTCTCTTAAGGGGTTCTATGACTACCTTAAAGTAGCCAGTGTTATTGTACACTACAGCATAGTTACGCAAGTGTAAAACACTTGTTGTAATTGCTATGTTATCTTGCTTAACTACTGGTTCAGAAAACTCGTACTTAAAAGTAAACGGTATACCTGCATATACTACCTCGCTTGCTGCTAGTTTACCTGCAACACTAGACAGAGGTATTATCTTACCCGTTTGATCTACGTAGATTGTACTAGCATCTGTATATGGAACACTAGTTAAGCCAGAGGTTTCTAGTCTAACTCGTCTATCTAGATGAATAGAGAAGGCACCATCAGTGTAGTTAGTCGCATCATCTACAGAGAGATTGATACGCTCTAGGAATAAGTTAGTACCTCGTTTAATAAGTATATAGATGTCTGCACGATTGAATGAGAAACCTATAACATCTCCATCAAATACCCAGCGTGACCACGAGGCCTGTAGCTTTTCTCTACCCTGCCAGTAGTAGCGATATACGTAGATTGCTTTAGTATCATCAGTAGTCTGTACTAAAATCATATCCTCGTTAGACGAGGCTTGGATATTAGTAATCTCACCTTCTAAATACTGTGGGATATGTGCAGAAATTTCACTAGCATCGTTAGTGTCTGTATCAGTATCTACAAAGTATTCCCACATACCAGACCATGCACCACGCTTGGAGGCGAAGTACACGAACTTACCAGCCTGTGCTGGCTTGGCTCGTAGTGATGCCTCAAACTCTGTGGTATTGGCTACGTTAATAGTCTCTGGTGTTAGTACGGGATCAGCAGTTACCTTAAACTGTGTTAGATCAGAGAATAGCAGGAGGCTTTCACTGAATGGTACAGCATGTTTAAGTATGCTAACCTTGTTAGAGGATACTGCTACGTCAATAGGATCACTATCTACAATAGCTAGTGTGGATTTTCTAAAGAAGTCAAACTCAAGAAACTCACCAGCACGTCCAAATATAATATTCTCGTCAGCTAGTAGTCCTAGTCTGTTCCTGTGAAAGAATATATCTGATATAGTAAAGTCTACAAAAGATGGGAATGGATTAGTATCATCATCTCCCACTTTGCGTTCTGCATATACAGCAGAGTTAAATGTGAAGTTACCACTAGGTAGCTTGGCTAACTTGTGTGGCATAGTAGAGGCATCTAACTGTGTTAGAGACCCTGGCTCGTTTGTTTCTTTCCAGACACCATCATTATACTTAACATAGTAGTCATCCTGTGCCTTCTGGTTATCGCCTGATACTTTAATAACAAAGCCATTTGCTGCCTCTACTGGTAGCTTCTTAAAGTCTCCTGTCTCATCTTTGAATACAAGGAGATGATCGCCACCATGTGAGTCACCTACTTCTACCTGAAAGTCTGTGCTATCGGTAGACTGAATATGAATAGTAGAGCCAATGCGTGTCAGTGTTAAACCTGATACAGCAGAGCCATTGGTTATGTTATCGTAGAAAGTAGTACTAACGCTTGTGCCTGAGAATGTATTTAAATTCTGAGCAATAACGTCAGTAGATGCACCACGTTCTGCATCCTGTGTCAGAGTAGTGCTAGACTGTGTAGAAGATTTAGTAGCAAATTCTACTGTGCTAGTGCTACCACCCTTTGTTAGTTTAAGGCGGTATGTAGAAGAATAGTCAGCCTGTTTGACATAGACTAGAGCTTCTGGATTTCTTACGGTAGATGTTGCAGTGCCTTTAGCAACAGTCTTATTCTTGTTTACAATAAATGTAGCATCAGCAATAGAGACAGCAGCTAGTTCTTCGTTGGGATTAGTCAACCCAGATAGGTAGGAGGGAGCACTGTTTGTAACTGTCTTTGATACACCGTCCTTATCAAATACCCTAATTGTACCAGCCGTGTCCACAACCATAGAGTAAAATTCATTCTCATCTCTACGGATGGTATGAATAAAAGCTTTATCAAGGTTACTAATTACACCTAAGTCTGCAACGTGCTGTGTGCTGGGACGCTTCTGCAATCCTGTGACAACATCAGACAATCCATTCTCTTGTAGTTCTGCCTGTGTACTTAGGCGCAGCGATGGTGGCTGTTGGGATACCCCGTTGATGAGGTTAGGAATAGATTGACTTATGAGTGCCATCAGAAAGTTCTCCGTCCCTGCCTATCAATGATGCTAAATGTATCGTAGTTATCAAAGATGTTGTTGTCTTCGTTGATTATGTCAAACTCTTTCAATTCAACTAGAGCCATTTGCTCGTCTCTCATTTGAAAATCATGGAGAGTGGCAGAGCCAACAACTCTGTCTTGGAATATGCGAGTAGCACGTAGAGTTATATAACGCTTTGCTACCTCAGGTAAGTCATCAAAATTTAATTGCACTACTACATCGAGGTAGACATTTGTTCCTATGTTAAACGTGTGGTTCTTTCTGTCGTACATCTTTGAACCACGTTGAACAAGGTCAGGACTGTCTGCCTTTAGTGTGGCGTCTGCCCTAAGTACATCTGGTGGTAGTAGAATGTTACCACTGGTATCCTGAGCAAACGACTTGTTTGATTCTGTATTGAAGTGCCAGCCCATAGCCTGCACCTCACGGTCAACTGTGTTTAAAATACTTTCTGCAACTTCAGCCTCTACTAGTCCAGAGGACAGGCTGTTTACTGGTGCCTCACCAATAGCAGAGAGCATTGTGTTCACAGCATCTAGTTGTGTTGTTCCTGCCATGCTATTCTCCTACCATTTAACTTTATGGGACCAGTATTTTGCAGAAAGTTTTGACGTTGGTTTGCCTTGTGCATTATGTCTGGCGTAATAGCTACGTTTTCTAGCTTTATCTTTTTCACTTGTAGGGTTTTTACCTGCACCCTTGACACCCTGCTGCCCAAAGCGTACCAGTTTTATTTTAAGACCGTCTTTAGCTAGTACAGCATGGGACTTCGTAGGATGTTTTGGTGTTCTCTTAGGATCATTGTACCCTCCGAATGTTTCACCACGGTACTCTATGCTCATTAGCTTTTCTTTCCGTACTTAGCCATGATAGCAGCTACCTGTTCTGGCTTCATGTTACCAAAAGACATCTTCTTACCCGTCTTCTTAGACGCTGCCTTTGCTGCTGCTATGCCTTCCTTCGTGTACTTATATTTCTTTCCACCTACTTCTGGCATTTTTTACTCCAATAAAAAAGGGAGAGAGGTTGTAGTAACCCCTCCCCCCTGTAGGATTATACCGCAGACAAACCAATGCAGCAAGCAGGACGGAGGACGTTGTGTCCCATCGCATACTTAGCTACCATGAGTGTACCCTGACGATTAATCTGGTACTCTGATTCCATGCCAAGGTCAAGCAACTTGACAGTAGCAACGGCATCAGGAGTGAATACAAAGCCACGGAACTTAGCGGCAAGCGCAACCATGTCTGCACCATCTACGTTAGCAGTAGGCAGATCGTAGTGCGTTGTACGGCCAGAACCAGCAGTATTTGCCAAAGGCTGATTGTCAGAAGTCTTACCTTCGTTAGCATTAGCGGTGACAAGGCTGGCGTATAGGTTAGATACGTTAGCGTGGTTTGACATGATGACTGGCATACCAGCAATCTGTGGTACTACACCACCAGCGATTGCACCAGCACCACCAAAGTCACGGTTCATGTAAACCAGCTTGTTGCCGTCAGACACGTCTAACAGTGCATAGTATTGATCTGGAGCAAGAACAACAACGGCACCCTCAGTAGGTACGTTCTTAACTTCCATCTCTTTACGAGCGTCAAAGATTGCTTTGGCGAGTTTGGCTGGGTCTAGTGCATCAGCAGCAGCCGTACCAATGGTGACGTTGTTAGTAAAGTCTTCTTCAGAGAAGGCCTTGTAGTCTTGGATAAGACCAGCAGCACGAGTAGCGTTTGTTGACAGTGCAGCCTTAACCAACATACGAGCTACGTTACGGTCAGCTTCGTTAGCCAACGCAATACCAGCTTCTTTAGAGTAGATGCTACGTACATCGTAGTGGTTGATTGCTTCGTCAATGTTCGCAATGAACTGGCTTGAGATAAGTAAGTCATCAATCGTGACAATACGCTCACCTGCACGAATGTTGCCACCAGTGATTTCGTTCCCTGGTGTTAAGTATTCGGCGGTTGCACGGCCTGTCATTGGGAATGATGCAGACTTACCTTTTGAAATTGTGCGAGTACGCACTTTGTCCATAAGGACTTTCTTTTCCTCAAAGGCGGTCAGGACTTCCCCAGCATACAGCTTAAGAAAGAGGTCACGAACATCACCTGAGAGGTTATTTTGACCCTGGAAGCTTACAGTGTAAGCAGGGTTGGAAGCGGCTTGTGCCATTTTATTACCTCGTTTGGTTTAGTTAAAAGTGTGCCTCAACTTTACTACGCTTTCTCCAACAGATTGTCCCTCGCAAGGGGTCAGGGGTAATTGACATCAGTAACTTTGAGAATAGGGTTGCCCCTTCTAAGAACACCTCGAAAGATGTGCTTAGAAGGAGAGGGGGACGAACCCCCTACTCCAGTGCAACAATTAGAACAGGCTAGATTTAGCTAATTTATCAGCCACCGTTTGCCTGTAGGCAGGGTCTTTGGCGTATCTGGGGTCACTCATTGCAGCAGTGAGTTCCGCAGTGCTTTCAAACTTCCCACCTGTGGATACAGCGCCTGTGCCGCCTTGCATAAGGCTAGGTTCTGCCTCAGAACGATAACGTGAATAAAGACCTTGGATAGCAAACCTAATAATATTAGCGTCTTGCGTCTCCATTGTTGCATTATAAGCCTCAACCTCCTCTGGTGGAAGGTTCTCTGCGGCCCATGTAACCATATCTGTATATGCTTCATCTCCTCCGACAATGGATTGCATCTCTGCTGTCGTCTGAGCGGCTATAGCATTTTGACCTTCAATCCATGAGTCAACCATGCTTTCAGATAGGCCAATCTCTTCTAGTGCAGCATATGCATCAGCAGATAATTCACCTGTTTCAGCATACTCTTCTAGAAAAGTATTAAAGTCTAGACCATTACTATCAAGTAACTCAGCAACTTCTTCTGCTGTCTCCTGCCCCGTAAGCTCAGTGTCTTCAGCGGCATCCTCAGCATTTGCTGTTTCTTCTGTATTACCTTGGCCTAGTCTGCTTTCTAGTTGAGAATAGGCTTTCGCCATATCCTCTACTGTTTTAAATTTCTCAGGGAGCCACTCAGGACGATCTACATCCTGAGGGTTTAACTCCTTGTTCAACATTTCTTGAACATGTTCCTGAGGCTCAGGCTCTGGTTCCTGATAAGTATTAACACTATCTACCATATTATTCCTCTACGGCTGCTTTAGCGAGTTGTGGTGCAGCACTCTGTGCCATACCCATCGCTCCCTGTTCTAACATTTGTTGCTGTTGCATTTGTTGTGCCATCATCTGTTCTTGTGCTTTTTGCTGTTCTGATTTAATCAGACCAGATGTATCTATGCCAAGAGATGCGGCAAGACGGTCAATGTAATCTCCTAAATTCATCTCATTTGCAATAACTTCTGGGCCTAGTGGCTGAAGATACTGTAGGAATGTTGCGAGTTTATTTAGGTCTTGACCTCTACCTAGTGCCTCGATACCAGTAACAACAGTAGGTTTAACACTGTCCTTAGGCATACGTGGCATCTTACCCTGTTTGGTAAGTGTCTCCAAGAGAAGATTGATAAGTGGTAATTGAAATTCTTGAGATAGAATTGAGTACACACCACCAAGGGCAGTCTCCAATTCCTGTGCCATGAACCGAATTTCTTCGGCAGTAACACGTTCAGCGGCACGCTGTACAGACGAATTTAACAGAAAGGCTGCTGAAAGCCTATCGTTAATCATACGCATCGTCTCCAGAGATACTCGGAAATCACCTGCTTTCTGTACTTGTAGAGTTGAAACGTCATTAGCATCCCCGTTTAGGAACGCCCCGTTAGGAGCCTTGGCTAAGTCTCTACTTTTGGTTGAACCATTTGGACGTACTAGGAATAGTACTTTGGCAGATGCTGCGCTGCCTTGTACGATAGCCTGAGTTAGTGCCTCTAGACTACGGAGGTCTCCAATGTATTCCTCAATGAATCCCCTACCATAGTCTTCGCCATCAATACGTATAAAACGTAATGGAATGAAGGGGCTATTGTCTTTCTTGAATGTACCACGTGACTTAGGAACTTCTATTCCTGCTACTTCCTGTCGTACTTCAAACCCTTTTGGCGATGCTTTTACATGCGTGTATAAATCATAATTCCTTACTGGTGTATCACTAGGAGGTATAATAGCCTTGACTTCCTCAGGAAGCATTAGGGGTGATACGCTTTCCTTAGTGATGATTTCCAGTAGGTTGCCCATCGCATCACGCTTAATGCAATAGCGGTCAGGTCTAAATACTTTCATGCCGCCTTCTTTAGGCATGTACACAAGCGCATTACCTGTTACGATAAGCAGCTTGAGTGCCTCGAAGACAGGGACACGAATAGCCTTGCTTTCAATTTCCTGCATTGCCGCACGTTCAATACGTGCTAGCCCCTCCTCAACCTGTCCACGATTTTCACC